ACCAATTCAACTGTTCGTTACGATGGAGCTGCTTATACTTCTACTGATGGGCTAAAGGTTGATGCTAGTGGTAATACTACAGTTGCTGGAACATTAGATGTAAATGGTAACATAACTGGTGACGTAAATGGTAACGTAACTGGTAACCTAGATGGTATCGTTGGTGGTACAACACCAGCCGCAGTAACAGGTACAACTATTACTGCAAATATTGGTTTTACTGGTGACGTAACTGGCGATGTTAATGGTGACGTAACTGGTCAAGTTAGCGATATATCAAACCACAGCATTGACGGTTTAAGTGACGTAGATACAACTACCGAGGCACCAACAACTGGTCAATCACTACAGTGGAATGGTGATAAATGGGCTCCTGGTGCTGGTGGTGTTCCTTCTGGAACAAAACAACTTTTTGTGCAGACGAGTGCTCCTACAGGATGGACTAAAGACACTACTCATAACAACAAAGCACTGAGAGTTGTTTCTGGAACTGCTGGGTCCGGTGGTTCTGATGCCTTTACAACAACTTTTGGGTCTGGCAAAACTACAGAATCTCACACGTTGACAATAGCAGAAATGCCCTCTCACTCACACAGTTATACAATACGGAGTAATGGTACGTCGGACGGGCCATATTCTGCAAGTACTAACCTCCCTAGTGATAGCAGAACAAGATCCACCAACAGCGAAGGTGGCGGTCAAGGACACTCTCACAATTTGTCTGGTTTTGATCTACAATATGTAGATGTAATTGTAGCAACTAAGGATTAATTATGAAACTTTCAATTATTCCAGAAGATAGAGCTATCGTAAAAGACGGAAGCGGTCTTAATTTCTCTAATAATCTAAACGATTACATTTCTTCTAGCATTCCTTCTGACATTCATGCCTTGCAATGGAAAGAAAACTCAGGTGAGATTGAATATGTAGAACATGGTAGAGCTAATGAATCTATATCAGTTCTTCCTGATTGGGCTAATGAATGTGCAACACTTCATTCGACCACAATTACACAATTAGAGAATGAACTTACAGAGTCAGCAAACACATCTAACACGGATATTTCTGGATGAAGATTGAAGCTAAACAAAACTGCCCTCTAAATAACTTCGAACCATGTAAACAGTTGGAATGTGCTTGGTTTATTCAGTTAAGGGGAACAAACCCTAATACTGGTAAAGAAGTTGATGAATGGGGGTGTGCTATGGCTTGGCAACCTATTCTTGCTGTCGAAAACTCTCAACAAATGAGACAGACTGGTGCTGCTATAGAAAGTTTTAGGAATGAAGTGGTTAAAGAAAATGAAAAAAATTTATTACTCTTTAACAATAACAAAAAAGACAACGACCTTATAAAAGTTATCTCGCAAGATTGACAGAATTACCCTCAGCTTAAATAATGTATATAAATATAACTAAACAATTCAATGTGTAAGTAGGTAAAATGACAAAACAAACTTTAGATATTGGAACAAATGCCAATGATGGCACTGGTGACACACTGAGGTCTGGTGGAGAGAAGATCAACGATAACTTTAATGAGTTATATTCTACTCTTGGGGGCAACAGTATTGCGACTAATGGTATTAATGCTGCCTTTGCCACTCAAACTATTGACACAGCAAGTGCAACAGTAAATGATTCTGATACACTTATCATTTTTAATAAAAGTGATGCTATTGCTGCAACTCTTAGTGATGGCACATCAACTGGACAATATAAAATCTTTTTGAATAAGAATACGGGTGTAGCAACAGTGACTCCATCTGTCGGAAAATTTGCAAATGGCACAAACTTCAAACTAAGTCAATATGGTTCTGCTCAGGCAATCTGGGAAGGTTCTAAATGGTATCTAATCGGGCATAAAGATTCGGCCGATACCGACGTAGTAATTACATAAGAAGAGATAAGAAATGGTAGCAATAGTAACTACAGACACTAAGCAATTAGTAGTAGAAAAATTAATAGAAGATTTGCAAGCAGACTCTAATAATTACTATTTGGGTATTGGTAAGTCTGATGCATGGAATGAGACAGATACTGCTCCAACATCTATTACTGATATTGAAACAACCAATAGAGACTTTAGAGATAATCTACAGTCTATTCAAAAAATTGCTTCTGTAAGTTTTGTTGCTAAGAGATACAATTGGTTGTCTGGTACAATCTATCAGCCTTATAGAGATAATCAAACTTCTGCACAGAATGGTCAGTATTATGTAATCACTGAATCTAACCGTGTCTATATCTGTCTCAGACAGGGTAAGAACGCTCTGACTGGTGATACAAATACTTCTACTGTAAACCCAGATACAACAGGGACAACTGCTTCACCTGTAAAAACTTCTGATGGATATGTTTGGAAGTTCTTGTTTACGCAATCTGCTACAAGACTGAGTGCATTTGCAACCTCAAACTTTATTCCTGTTGAGAAGGTTACAGAAACATCTGGACTGAGTAACATTAGACAATCTCAAAAGGATATCCAAGATGCAGCATCAGCTGGACAGATTGTTGGATATCGTGTAACTAGTAATGGTACTGGATACACATCTGCACCAACTATCACAGTAAATGGTAATGGTAGTAATGCAAGAGCAGTGGCTACAGTTGTAGGTGGGTCTGTTGTTGCAGTTAATGTTGATGATTCTGCTGGAGGTTTCCCATTTGGTGCTGGATACGATCATGCATCTGTTACATCAAGCGGTGGTGGTGGATCTGGTCTTGTAGTAAAACCTATTATCTCAAAAGGTGGTATTGGTGCTGACCCTAGAGATGATTTAAAATCAACTTCTATTATGTTCAACTCTAAACTTGTAGGTGAAGCTGGGTCTGGTGATTTCTTAGTTGGTACAGGTGCAGACTTCAGGCAGGTTGGTATTCTAAAAAATCCAAAATTACCTGCAAGTAGAACATCTGCTGATTCTGATTTTACTGCAACTACAGGAAGTGCATTAAGAATTCTTACAGTTGGTAGTAGTGCAGCACCAGGTGCTAATCTTGATGATATTGCAGTAGATAATGTAATTTCTCAAGGTGGTACTGAACCAAAAGCAAGAGCATTTGTAGATAAAAATACTGGAACATCTACAGATGCCACAATCTTATACCACCAAAATGAGAATACAGGATTTGTGCCGTTTACTGTTGAAGGTGATCCTTTATTGGACTCAGCAGCCCCTGATAATAAGGGAACAATTGTTTCAGATTCGGATGCTGAAGTTGATCCATTCTCTGGAGACTTATTATATGTAGAGAGTAGAGCTGCTGTTGAAAGAACCACAGCAGGAACAGAAGACATTAAAATTACCATTCAGTTTTAATAAAGGTTAGATAGAAATGGCAGTAACAAAAAATGAAAATACTTTTTCGTCCACCTATAAGGACGATTTTAGTGAAGGTGATAATTATCAGCGAATTCTATTTAACTCTGGTAGAGCGCTTCAGGCAAGAGAACTCACCCAGATGCAGACCATCATTCAAAAGCAGATGGAACGCTTTGGTAGAAATATCTTCAGAGAAGGCTCTGTTGTAATTCCAGGTGGCTTAGTCACTGACAATGAAATTCAATATGTAAGACTTCAAGGCACTCCAACACTTTATGTTGGGGATATCCTAACAGAATCTGGAACAGAAATTAAAGCAAGAGTAGTTGACTTTATTGCTGCTGAAGGTTCTGATCCTGCAACTGTCTATGTTGATTATATTGATGGTGAAACAGCTGGTGGTAGTTCCACACCAATTGTTTTCTCTGCAAGTGGTTCACTAACAAATGGTAATGAAAGTGGTTCAGGTGGAACTGGAACAGTAACTGTTAATGCTGTCACTGACCCTGTTTCTGTCACGGGTAAGGGATTTAAAATCGCTGTTAATGATGGTGCATATTTTATCCGTGGTCTTTTTGTGCAGACACAGGCACAAAGCAAAATCATTTCAAAATATTCAAATACTCCTACCACTAATGTTGGATTTTTAATCACAGAAGATATTGTCACTGTAGACGATACCAATGCACTTTATGACAATCAAAACGTTCTTCCTAACGAAACTGCACCGGGTGCTGACAGATATAGAATTACTCT